TGCAGACGTTTGAAGTCGTGGTCGTGACGAAGAACCTGCGCAGCGTCAAAGAAGGGACCCGCGGGGCCTACGAGCTGATCGATGCCGTGCTTGATCAGCTTATCGGGCTCAAGGTGCTGGGCACGACTGGGTTCCTCTCCTATGCCGGGACCAGGCTCCTCGACGTGGAAGCAGGACTTTTCGTCTATCTCTGCACCTTCGAGGTGCAGACCGCCATAACCGCAAACGCAAAGGAGGGATAGCATGCCTGAGAAACAGGAGAAACCGCAGAAAGTGAAGGTCGTGCTCGCGAAGGAGCACACGCACGCCGGCAAGACCTACGCCGGAGACGAAATCGAAGTCCGCCCCGAGCAGGCCGAGTGGCTCAAGAAGCTCGGGGTCATCAAATAACGAGAGGAGGTTAGACCATGCCTGATCGCACGCCAGACGTAGGCAACTATCTACTTGGCCGCGGTTCGGTCTTCTTCGACCGCTATGATGCCGACGGCAACCCTACCGGGGAGCTCCACCTCGGAAACTGTCCAGATTTCACCATCAACGTCAGCTCTGATGTTTTGGAGCACAAGAACTACCAGAGCGGCGCGGCGGAGACGGATATCAAGGTCATCCGGGAAGTGACCGTCGAGCTGAGCTTCACTTTGGAAGAATATGCTCAAGATGTCCTGATACTCGCCCTTTTGGGGGACGCTGGCACTCTTTCTCAAAGTTCTGGCTCTGTAACTGATGAGTCAGTGACGGCCAAAGTTAATCGCTGGATCAAGCTGGCACATCGTAATGTTTCTAACGTAGTCGTTACCAATAGTGATGGTTCTACTACTTATGTTGAAGGAACCGATTATCAAGTCGACGGTCCTACCGGGCGGATCTACATCGACCCTGCGGGTTCCATTGCTGATGGGGCGACGCTTCTTGTGGACTACAGCTACGACACCGTGGCGCTCCCTACGGTGCAGGCCCTGAAGAACGCGCAAGTTGAGGGCTTCGTGCGCTTCGTCCCGGCAGACGACCAGCAAGGTCCCAAATGGGAGGCGGAAATCTGGAAGGTGCGATTGCAGCCTGACACGGCGCTTTCCTTCATCGGCGATGACTGGGGACAGATCGTGCTCAGAGGTTCGGTGCTCAAGGATTCCAGCAAACCCGACAATCCTTATTTCCACCTCATCAAGCGTGGCTAAAAATGGCGGGGCCTAATGCCCCGTCTCTCGTAGGAGGTAGAGATGGCGATCAAGCTTTCGGATAAGGACTGGGAGATCCTGCTCCCGGCCAAGCCTTTTAAGATCGGCACGCAGACCATCTACCTGCGCCCGCTCACCATTGAGCAGATCAGCCGCGGGATCGCAGAACTCAATGCGCTTCGCGAAGAGCTTGTTAAGCGTGGCATCGACGCGGAGAACTATCAAGTGCGGCTTCCTGAGGTCTTCGAGTGCGTGCTCGATCACGCCCTGGGGCTTTTGGCAGAGATTACCGGCATCGAGGCCGAGGACCTGCGCCGGCTCCCGGTCTCCGTAGGTGTGGCCCTCCTTGAGGCCATCCTCGAGGCCAATGGTGACGATTTTTTAGCACTGGCCGAGAGGCTCCGGAAGATGACAGGCCGCCTTCGGGATCTCGTTTCGGATTTGCAGAGCTCGTTTGCCGGCTCATCCGGGGAGGACATAGGTGGAGCGACATCCGCGGCTACACCCTGAGGCAACTCAGGCGGTTTGCCGAGGCCGAAGCCCGGCTGGAGGCCGAGCGGCTCGCCACCCAGGCCATGATCATCCGGGCGGCCGTAAATGCGAGCGCCAAAGACTTTGAGGACTTCTTGAAGAGGTTGCGCAGTGCCTAGAGGGGACACGCTGCAGATAGTCATTCAGGCCGTGGATCGGGCCACCAAGACGCTCAACAAGGTGGCCCGCGGCACCATCGTGGCCACGAACAAGATGACCGCGGCCTTCAAGCGCGTGGAGGCCTCGGTCTTTTCGCTGCGTGGGGCGATTGCGGCGCTTGGGGCCGGCTACGTGGCAAAGCAGTTCCTAGACACCGCAGCCTCGTTTGAGAAGAGCCGCATCATGCTCGACCGGCTCATGGGCTCGGCGCAAAAGGGGCGCGAGGCCTTCCGCTGGATTCTCGACTTCGGTGCAAAGGCTCCCCAGGGCGTCGAGGCCGTGACCGACGCCTTCGTGAAGCTCAAGACCGCTGGTATAGACCCCACGAACGGATCTTTGCAAGCGCTTGTGGATGCGCTCTCCGCCTACGGTAAGGGGGCGGAGGATTTGAAGCTCGCGTCCATAGCCATCCAGCAGATGATGGCAAAGGGCGTGGTGAGCATGGAAGAGCTCAGGCAACAGCTTGCCGAGCGCATCCCGGACGCCATCCAGATCATGGCCGACGAGCTCGGCCTCTCTCAGCAGGAGTTCCAGAAACTCGTCTCCCAGGGCGTTATCCCGGCCAAGGAGGCTTTGGACGCCCTCTTCCGGGGCCTGCGCGAGAAATACGGCGGGGCCTCGGAAGAGTTCGCCCAGAGCTTCTCCGGCATGGTCCAGCAGCTCCGCGCACAGTGGGAGCTCTTCAAGCTGGACGTGATGGATTCGGGGGTATTCGATTTTCTAAAAGCCGCTCTCAAGGCCGTTCTGGACAAAGTCAAGGAGCTGCGGAAGGACGGCAGCCTCAAGGAATGGGCAAAGGAAATAGGGACGAAGATCGAAGAGGCTATCAAAAAGGCCATCATTGCCGCTGGGAAACTCTATGACGAGTTCGCCTGGGTTGCTAGGAAACTGTGGAACCTCATTAAACAAGTCTGGGATGAATACAATCGTCTTCCAGATTGGTTCAAAGAAGTAGGCCTTTTTGGTGCTATCATCGGCGGCAAGAAAGGCGCTGTCCTAGTCGCTAGTTTTGCCCACCTTATTAATGTCGTCCAAACGCAGGCCGAGGCCTTGCGTGCAATCCGTAAAGGTCAGCTTTCTTGGAAGGAATTTGCCACTTCAAACTACAAAGAACTCCGCGCCAAACTGGACAAGCTCAAGGATGAGCAAGAAGCCACCTTCGGAGAACTGCCCATCCAGATGGGCGAGGGCGAAAAAGCGTCCCGGCAGCTCGTCGCGAAGATCGAAAAAATCAAAGAGGAACTAAAACAAACCGGCAAGGCCGGTAAAAAGGCCGGGGAAGGAATCAAAGCAGGTGCTTCCGAAGGGGCCAAAGGCCTTAAGCTACTCGATCCGGCTCTAAAGAGGAGCTACGACCAAGCCCTCAAGTTCGTCAAGGTCATGGCGCTTGAGGGCAAGGATCGCGAAATAGAGCAGGCCTGGCAGAAATTCGAGGATGCCCTCGGCAGGGCCTACGAAGCCTTAAAGACAGGCCTCATCACGCAGGAGCAGTTTGACGAGTTTCTCGACTACTTTGACCAGGCCTGGCAAAACACCCTCAAAGACATCGAAGGCCAAACGAAACAAACAGCTTCCATCTTCGAGCAGGCCTGGAAGACGGCCTTTGAGCGCGTGCAGGGTTGGCTCGCCGACTTCTTCTACTCCTTTAAGCTCGATCTCAAGAGCCTCGGCGACCTCTTTCGCCGGGTGTTCGCCGAGTTTGCCGCCAAGGCTACCATGCAGCGTTTTGCAGGAGCCTTTGGACTCGGGGCCTTCGTGCCCGGGGCAACAGGTGCTGGAGCGGCGTCCAAAGGCGGCGTCTCCTGGGCAAGCTTTTTGGCTGCTCCTCGGGCCCTCTGGAGCACGATTGCCAACCCGCAGGTGGCGCTTGCCTCTTTTTTTGGCAACATGCCCTGGCGCTGGGCACAAGACTTAGGCATGGGAATCTTGCACCTAGGCCGATTGCCATTTTCGGGGCTTCTCGGAGCGGGAACAGCTCTTCTTGGTGGTTTGCTTACGGGAGACTGGGCGCGTAGCATTGGCTCCGGCATCGGTGCCGCCCTGGGCAATATAGTTCTCCCGGGCATCGGTTCCGCTTTGGGAGGCCTTCTTGGCGGCATCGTGGGTGGCCTTTTCGGCAGAAAAAAGAAGCGCTCAAAATTGCGCGTTGGAGAGTATATCGGCTGGGACGAAGAGCAGGGTTTTATCGCCACGGATGTTCACTTCATCTACCGAAAGCGCAAGTGGCAAGCCATCTGGGAGGCCTTCAATAAGGCCCAAAAGCAGGTCTTTGACAAATGGAACGAAGAGATCCAGAAGCTTCTGGCGCAGATGCCAGCCGACCTTGCAACCCTCTTTACCGCGCAGCTCAAGCAGATGCGTGTCTACGTGGAAGACTATGCCCGTAGCCACAAAAGCAAGAGCGGGAATGAACGCGAGATTCGCGACTGGGTAGCAAAAATAAATGACGCCATCAAAAGTGGTGTCAGGACATCTCTTGCCCGCACTGTTTTAGAGCTTTCGAAAGCCTTTGAGACGACCAAGCGAGAAGCAGCGGCCTATCTTGGTGTTTCCGTTGCAGAAATAGACCGGCTCATAGCCACACCTGGTGCCATCTCTACGGCTACCATCAATGCGGCCGTGCAATCTTTACAGAAGCTCTATAACGCCCTTTCGCAGGCTAAGACTCTTTATGCCGAGATCCAGGCCCGGGAGCGCGATATCTTCGCCCGGGCTCTTTCTGAGGCCCTTTCCGCCGCAAGCCTGGATGAGGGCCTTGCCGTGTTCGAACGCTCACTCTCCGAGACAGTCTACCGCGCGGTGGTAGACGGCTTCCTCAAGGCCGTGGTGCAGAAGGGCATCTTTGACAAGTTGCTTGCGCCGCTACTCTTTCAGTTCGAGCAGCTTGCCGGCAAGTTCTTAGAGGGCGGGCTCTCACTTGACCAGTACGCCCAGGCGCTGCAAGACCTCGTGCCAAGCCTTGAGCAGGTACTAGCCCAGGCCACCGAGGCAGCGAAACCTGTGCTCGAGGCTGTCTATGCCTTGCGTACGTCCTGGCCGGGGCTTGAGAGCACGCAGACTTTACCCACTTCCACCACACAGACCATCTACGTGCAGATTGACGCCCGCGGTAACGACCCAGAAGAGATTGCCGCAGCTATAAGGCAACTTGCCCGTTACGGGGAGGTGAGCGTCTCGTGAAGATCTTTCCGGACACCATCGACCTTGAGCGCTACCCGCAGGACGAGGTCGCCACCTACCCGGTGACCATTGTCAAGCTTGGTGGCGGAGCCTTTGAGCAGCGTGTGTTACGGGGCCCGGGGCGTCGGCGTTGGCGCATTCCCGCGGATCTGCTCCCGGACCAGTTCGAAACTCTTTGGAACTTTTATCAACAAGTAAGGGGAAACTTTGAGGCTTTTCAGATAACGCTTCTTCCATCTGGAGAAACGGTCGTGGCCCGTTTCGACCTACCCCAGGGCCTTACAAAGCGGCAACTAATCCGCCGTTGGTATGAGGGAGAAATCGTCTTGGTGGAGGTGCTCAACTAATGCCCGTTTCGCAAGAGATCCTCAAGCCTGAGGCCCAGTTGGCCTTCTACTATGTTATCTCGCTTGGCAACTCCTGGTGGGCCTTCTCTGGGCAGGAGCATCTCGTGCGCACCGTAGCTAACCCTTCTGTCATCCCTGTGCCTGGTTGGCCCATCAAGCATGAGGGTCCCGTTGCAGGCCAACAGACGGCCCGGGTGACCGTGACGCTTGGCTTTCGCGAAGACCTCGTTTCTGCCTTGCGCACAGAGGCCGAAGGCGAAGTCTGGCTTAGGGCCGTGGCTCCAGATGATTCGGTTGATCTTGGTCAACCTGCTCCGCCTGATTGGAAGGTCTTCCGCATAGACAGCTACTCCGTGCGGGATGGCCAGATCATCATCGAGGCTCTTGAGACACTTCCTCAGGACCTGCGCCTGGGGATTCCACTTCTTTTTCGGCACTGCCCCTTTCGCTACAAAGGGCCCGGGTGCTGGGAGGTGGACGAGGCCACCGGGGCACTCAACGCACCAGCGGGCTTTGATGCTGGAGACCCGGATGACTGCAACCGCACCATCGAAGATTGCAAGCGTCACTTCCCAAACTGGGCTACCGACGGCCTGCGTTTCGGAGGGTTTATAGGTGTCTCTTAGTGCGCACTGGCTCGGACTCGCGGCAATAGACCAGGCTCTCCAGGCCCCAGCGCCGGAGACGGGGCGAGTGATCCCGCTCGTCTACGGCCGGGCTCGGGTGGCTTGCCCAGTAGTAGAACGCGACGGGAACTATCTCTACTTCGTCATCGGCTATGAGCCCATCGAGGCCGTGGAGCTTACCACGGCAAGCATCGGGCAGAATCTCGTCACCATCGAGTTGGTTTCTCAATTGCCTTCTGGCATTAAGCCGGCAAACGTGCTGCTGGGCCGGGTGGCGTGGCCGGAAAATGTTTCCGAGGTGAATGTGACGGTTTACGGTCGCAAGGTGCGCCTGGTGGCCGAAGCCGCAACGATTATCGCCTCCGGAGGTTCTTACTGGGACGCCACGCGCACTTACAGCGCGAACCCCCTCGACATTATCTGCGACCTTCTCTTCGACAAGGTGGTCGGCGCCGGCAGGCGTTTTGATCCTTCTTGGATTGCCGATTGGGCCCGCCTTGCTGATGACGCCCTCTACTGCGATCGAGAAATAGCTACGGGGCGCTCAGACCCGGCCACCGAGCCACGCTACACGCTTTCGCTTGTTATTGACCGCGAGACAGACGTGGTCTCGCTGATTCAGCGCCTGCTTCCTAGTTTTGCCGGCTTTTTCTATGTGCAGGGGCGCCGGATCTACCTCGGCGTGAAGAGGGCCGAGGCCCCAAAGCTGCTTCTCAACGAGACGAACATCGTCAAAGGCAGTTTCCAACTTACGGGGTTGCCTTCTACTAGTCGCCCGGGGCGCCTTAGGGCCACCTTTCGCGATGGCGAGGCCATCGATTTTCCGCAAGTGACCATCTCCGTTGAGAGCGATCTCGGCGGCGACCAAGAGGCCCAGGTGGAGCTTTACACTGCCTCTTCCACACAGGCCGTGCGGCTTGCGCTCATCCATCTTGCGCAGCTCAACTATCGCCGGGAACTCCTGCGCTTCAAGGTTGGGCTTGAGGGTGAGCTCCTCGTGCCAGGGGACGTGATCCTCGTGCACCATTCCATGCTTGGCGCCGGGGCTGCCTACCGGGCCAAGCAGGTGAACGGCACGCGCATTGACCTCTACTTGCCGCTAGCCCTGGACGCCACCAAGACCTACGGCGTGAAACTCCGCCAGCCCGAAAGCACGGCTGTCACCTACGCCCACGTGGTGGCCTTTGGCGAGGACTACCTTGAAGTTGACAAGGAGCTTACCGTGGCGCCGGAGACGGGCTGGAGCTTCTGGCTCTTCGAGTATCTGGCCCGGGGCTCGGTTGTTTCCATTTCTGGTGACATTGTGGAACTTGATCAAGACATCACCCCTTCCCAGGGAGACATCCTTGAGCTCGTCGTCTCGCCGGACTACCGCGGGCATGAGTTTCTTGTTGTAGAAAAGCTTGCAGCTTCCAAATATCGCGTCTCGCCGAGTGCCGAGGTCTTGGAGGGCAAGGTGCTCACGTGGTATTGGAAGACCTCCCGCGAGGCTATGCTCGCCCGGGTGCAGAAGGTCCAGGGCTCCTTTGACGAGGCCACCTATTTGTTAGAGGCCCTTTCCGAAAACTTCTCCTGTTACTCAGACGATGCGAAGTTTATGCTCACACCTGCGGCTTCTGCAGCGACTCCCGCCCCGCTTAGTCTCTCCGCCGCCGTGACCTACATAAAAGAAGGGCTCACAGCCAATATCGACTTCTCCTGGGCCGAGACGGACACGTCTTGGCCTCTTGAGCGCTATGATCTCGTCATCATCGAGCGCCAGGAGGGCTCGGCCTGGGAGCGGGTAGCGGCTGTCTGGCCCCTTGCCGACGGCTACCGGCTGGCCAATGTGGACGCTGGCACCTATATCTTCCGCGCCGTGGGGCGAGTGGGCTCCCAGGAGGTGGCCGGAGACCCGATTACGGTTAACGTCGATTTTCCCACGCTTTCTGCCCCGCCAACCGACGTAACGGGCTTTACCTACAGCCTTGAGGGCCCGGATCTGGTGCTCACCTGGGATCAGGCAAGCGATCCCTACTTCGGCACCGAGGACATTGCCGGCTACGAGATCCGTGTGGGTGCGGACTGGGCTTCAGGGGTGTTTCTTGCCCGCGTGGATGCCACCGAATTTCGCAAGAAGGTGGACTGGAGCGGCATAAGACGCTTCCTCATCAAAGCTATTGATAAGGATGGGTATTATTCAGAGAATGCCACCGCGCTTGACGTGATCATTGACGCCCCGCCAGCGCCCACGCTCAAAGCTGAGGTCATCGACAACAACGTGCTCCTGCGCTGGGAGCGCGTCACAAGCACGCTTCCCATTGATCACTACGAAGTGCGCCGGGGCCCGGCAGGCACGACCTTCGCCGATGCCCAGGTGGTGGACCGGCTCGACGGCACCTTTTCGGTCGTCTACGAGCCTTATGCCGGAGAGTTCGTCTACTACGTTGCCGCCGTGGACAGTGCCGGAAACGTAGGCGCCGCGGCCCAGGTCTCCGCCAAGATCAATGAACCGCCGGATTATATCTTGCGTGTTTCATGGGATGACGATTTCTCCGGCACCAAAGTGAACTGCATCCTTGAAAGTGGAAAGTTGATCGTCTGTGTGCCCCCAGGGCGCCTCATGGACGACCACTGGGACCCCTACGGCGGCACGCCGCAAAGCAAAATAGACGCCGGCTACCCCGTCTTTATCCAGCCTTCTGCTGATCCATCTTATTACGAACAAACCTTCGACTATGGCACGGTATTGCAATCGACAAAGGTTACAGTTTCCTGGCAATTGGAAGAGAAAGTTCCATCGATTACGGTTTCCTGCGACATTTCAGTTTCTGATGATGGGAATACCTGGAACACTTATACTGGTGTCACAGAAGTTTTTGCTTCAAATTTTCGCTATGTAAAAGTCCGTCTTAGCTTTTCAGCCTCTGATAGCAAGGCTTTAGGTGTGATTACTGCTTTGAATGTCCGTCTTTCCATGCGTCGCCGTTATGACTTTGGCCGAGCTTATGCTTACGCTGCCGATGCCAGCGGCACGTGGGTAGATTTCAACGTAGAGTTCGTAGATGTAGATAGTATAGTGGTTACACCTGAAGGCACCACAGAAG